TCCGAGCGACACAGCCCTGGAGTCTTCTGCAAATAAGCATTAAAGCTTTTTCGCATGGGATGAATAATGCTTTGTTTATCGACAAGGAACCTCACACAAAACTGAACAAAAATTTTCCACTTGAACTGCGTACCAAGACAAGGAGACCTAACCAATTCTGGAAAAATGTCACCGGGTAATTCAGCGGGTACCATGACTGTGGACGGTAACTTCAATCTGCTTGATTCTGGTATCTTTGACGTTGAGATTGGCGGATTTACAACAGGAACCTTCGACTTTCTTGACGTCAAAGGAGATGCCGATTTGGACGGGAGTATTAATTTCTCATTTCTCAACGGCTATAACATTGTTACGGATTTCGGGCCCTACGAAAGCAAAGAATTTACATTCCTAAGCGCCGGTCATATCAACAGCTTCAACTCTGTTATCAATTATAACCTCAGGAATTTCCCTAACTTTCAATACAATGTTTTCCAGCGCGGCAACGATTTGGTTTTTGAGGCAACTAATTTAGTCCCCGTCCCCTCTGCTATTATCCTCGGCGGTCTTGGCTTGACATTTTCCGGTTGGATGCTTAAAAGAAAAAATGAATAATTATGCCTTGGATGAAAATACTTCAATTTACGATATTGCCTATTTGGATTGCTTTGATTCTTTTCGATGCGTGGAAGCGAAGAAGAGAAATCTGGGGTGGTTCATGGGAACATCGAATTATGGAAATTGTCGCACACTTATTGATACTTGGTTTGTTGATTTACATGCTTACTTGGCCAGCTGAATGATTCCACACAACCCAGTTTCTGCGCCGTAGGATAGCCGTAGAGGGTACTCTCGCAGTCGAAGTCATGTCAACGCATAATTATTGCCGATGTCCTTATGTTTGCCTCTCAGATACCGTTTAGAGGGGGGTCTGAGGCCGTAGAATGGACAAACGATAGGTGGGGATTAATTATGCCGAGTTATTATATATGTAACAAGGCTGCCAAAAAAGAATGCCAAAATAGGCCATAAGAAACTATCTTTGTATTCCAACCACCACAAATGCCAACGTCTCCAACATTTGTTATATTTACACCCCAAATCATAGCCTGATGGAGTAAGGCAGATTTGTAAATCGTCAGTGTAACTTAATGTTTGTCCTTTTGGCAGTTTTATTAAGCCTCGTTCTTGAAGAACAAGGTTAAGAGCAAAAATATGAGCTAAACAATCAAGATAACGTTTGAATCTATTATCCATTTGTTTATTTTGAAAATCAGCGCCTGGAGCCCAATCAAAATCTAATGCTGCTTTTGGTTGAAAAACAATCACTATATTATTATGTGGTAAGCTTATAGGTTCAAATGGTGAATGACCACTTTGAAAACAGCGCTGACGTACTTTACGGTAATATTCTGCCAGCAGTTTTCTCTCATTAGAATCTGGTAACCACATAATATTATCTTACTGATGATAAAACCTCGATTACTAAAAACGCGGTTCCTTCAGTCCCATTCCAATGATTCCGTCTTGCTCTCCTTGTACCGTACATTTTTTTCTAAATTCCTCAGAGTACTGTGATTTAACCTGGCGTCCAAGACCGATTGTATTGAGAATCTCTTCTAAGGATTTTCCCTGCCCACCTCGTCCCAAACAACCAAGGACTTTATAAACAATGTGGTCTGATGAACAGATTAACCAAGACTCCTTAGAATTATCTAAAAGTGCTAAAGAATCAGCCTCCCCAGGGTCTAAACGGTCTAAGTAAGTCGGGTCAAATTTTTCCAGAAAAGTCTCAAGTTGAGATTGTGGTACATCTATACAGTTAATGTCTTTTGCGTTGATATTGTCATTAAGGTCTATCCTGTGTGGCGTATCTTGCTCATCAAACCAATAATAGGTTTCCTCTTCGAGAACCGTTCGTGTGATTGTAATTTCACACTTGTCTATTAAGTCATCCCATATTCCAAGCTCATGCGCATATATAATAACATTAGCATCAAGTAACAGAAGCTGGAACTTTGGCATAGTTAGGTTCCTTCCTGGCAATATATTTCTCCGCTTCCTTGCGGTTTGTTTTCAATAATTTGGCAAAGCGACCCAAGGATATATCGCCGTTTTGTAGCGTTTTTATTGCCAAGGCTCGGTAACGTTGAGGAAAAAGGGGCGGTTTAGAATCGTCCTCTCTTTTGGTCGTTTTAACATATTCCTTAGCGTTATCAACATATTTCCGTATTTCCTCTTCCTTAAAATTAAATAAAAAGTACATTCTCCAAAATAGTGATTCAAGAGAAACATCAAACTTGCGCGCAATTGTATCTAATGCAACAAAAGAGATATTACCTTCATTATCAGCAGCTTTTGAAATCTCGGTTACAACCGGCCCTCTGGGTAACAAAAGGTTGCCAGCAAAGCATGTGGCGAATTTTTCTTCTTGTTCGGTTGGCTCACAAATACCTTCGCTATGTCCAAAACGCTCCCAAGTTAGTAAGTGAAAAAGTTCGTGGGCTAAATCATGGTTGCGCCTCCACCGTGAGCAACCTTTGTTCAAAAGTATAGCTTGCCCAAATTCGTCTGAGACTGCGCAAGCAGCAACTCCAGATGTGCCAAGGTCTAAGTGGAAAATCTTTATATCATATACTTCTTCTAATACTCGATATAAGCTTTCACCAGGTCGGTCACCAAGTCCCATTATCTTACCGGCCTCAGATGCCATTTCTTCCACCTGCGGATACCAAAAATCACCGTTGTAATTATCTAATAAAGGTATTTTCGTGTCAGTTGTCTCATTTGCCCACATTTCCAATTTTCTATATTGGTGGCATAATTCAAGAAACTCAGCTTCAGTCTCTTTTTCGTTTGTTGGTTTATTCCTCCACATTACAACTTGTGTTCTGGGGTCAGAATCCTGGAAGAAAAAGCTCAGTGGTAAATGATACACGCCAGCCAACTTAGCCAATTGGGAAAGTCGGGGCTCGCTGTGACTGTTTTCAAAAGAACTCAAGCTGGAGTCATCAATGCCACATCGTTGTGAGACCTGTTGTTGTGAAAGTCCGGCATTGGTGCGTGCTATTTTTAGTCTTTCTGCAAGCTTCATAATCTTCTAACCTCCTTTCTGTGGAGAATTGTATTATAATATTCGGCATCTTACAAGCAAAAAATTCTGTATTTTCAAGAATTATAGTATAAAAACGCCCGGATAGTTCGATAAATTGGAAAAAATTTTTGTATGGGGGGGGCATTTTCCAACGATCTGGCCGTAAATTTGGCCTGACGTAGGTACGTTTCTGCATAGTTCGGGTTCTCACATTATCGGTCATACTTGTACCTTGCCCGTTTTCAGCCTGAATCTGACTGATACTCTGATTACACTGCCCCAAAATCCCCTGTTTTAAGCAAAAAACAGGGAATTGACAAAATACTTGGCGTTGTGCTTGCCTAAATCACGCTATTTATGGCGTAACTCTCGGCCCGTCTCATATCCTCGGATTCGTTAAAATGTTGGTCTCTTTTCTGCCCGAACCGGCGCATTTCAATCACAGTAAAGGCCAAGGCTTCAATAGCCGGATAAGCTCCATATTCAAGAGTGGCCTGTTCGCTTCCCTCGATACGCATATGATTCTTAACCTTGCTGTCTTTAAGGAATAGTCGTCTGCGGCTTTGATCCAGTAGAGGTTTTAATTCATAAATCAGATACGGATAAAGAGGCTTCATATCGACCAAGCAGGTAGGCGCAAGGTTAAATGACCATCTTGGATTCTGATGTTCTTTAGGTTTTGGCGGCAGATTGTATTCATTCAACTTCTCTGGACTCGGAAAGTTACCTGCTAAATACTCAGCGTTCATATCCTTGATGAATCGGTCTGCTGCATCATTCCTGCAATCACCTATCCAGCGCGAAGGCTGATACTTGAAATCAAAAACTCCGCATTGCCTTACGAGCTGGCGCATATCGAAACTTTCAAATTCATCGAGCAAGGCAATATCGTAGTTATCGAAGTGAGGTATCGTGTCCATGCCGAGAATAACTGCAAAGCCCGGACGTTCGCCCGGCCAGGCCACACCGCCCCATACGGCTTTACATTCGCTTTTTAGTTCCTTCTGAGTAAAGTTGTGTCCTATTTCCGATGTTCTGATATCCATTATGATAGCTCACTTTCTGAAAAGACAAAGTTTCCTTCAATTCCATATATGGCATATCGGACACAATCGCAGGTATGGTCATTAACCGGAAGTGGCATATCCTTGGCGTCTTTGGTCTCAGTACCCTCGGCCCATTTATAGCCGGTCATTTCCTTAATCGTATGCGGACAGTTTTTGAAGATAAACAGTCTCGGCTTGCCGTCACCCTGCACCTTCAAGGCGGTCTGGACAGATTCAATTCCTAAATGAATATCCTTTTTGGCCGGAAGTGTGTTTATTCCAAGTCTGTCAAACTCGAACCTGTCTTGCGCATCGTGATCCGCCCAGGTTGTTCGGTATCTTTCGTTAACGCTGATTTGCTCTATTTTCTCAGCATGATATGCTAATGATTCTCTTGCCTGATAATGCTCGGCGTAAACGTACCAGCGCCTGTCCGGGTCTCTTGCAAGCCACAGACACACAAAAGGATTATTGAATCCCCAGTCGATAGCCCTGTACCTCGGCCAGTCTTTGGGAATATCGAACGGCTCTACAACGTGAGTTGCTCTGCGGAACGTCTTATAGACAGCGCCCGCGAACGCTGCGAAATAGCCCTTAATTCTCGTTTCCTGAATTTCAATAGGCCATTGAGAAATCATCAGGTCGATCTCTTTATCATCGACATAGCCGCCTATACTCTTTCGATTATCGTTCAGGTCTGCAAAGAATACATCATCGGTATAGGGCAAGCCTTCAACTCTTTCTTCAAGCCAGATTTGTGGTATGATAGGTGTCATACTTTGAGCAGAAAACCCATTTCTGTCCATAAGCCGCGCCTGTACCTCTATCCAGATACCCTCGGAGTCGGACTTAATCTGTTCATCCTGATAGTAAGCGTCAATAGCGCGCCCCTCAAAGCTCTTTCGTCCCTGTTCACCGGACTTAAACTCGATACGGTTGCCATTCACCAGACGAAGCTCGGCGGGAATCTCGGACTTTTTATTATGCCAGTCGATATCGTATATCTGTGAGGCCGGAAGGTAGGTTTTTATTTTCTCCTGCCAGAGCAGCTTGCCGACAGCGGGCCAGTCGTTGGCAGCCGCCCATATAATTGCGTCCTTCGCGGTGTTCTCCGATATGGGTGAACGCCCATAGCGAAAGAGCATAAATCATAGCCGATATTGCTCTCGGACTTGGAAGAACGGTTGCCCCCAAAAAGCCAACGATTCTTAGCCTGACTTTTGTGAAATTCCCTCGGCGTAGGCAGCGGCTTATAAAGTAATATCTTCTTGCCGATGTTCCGTATTTGTCTATTGGTCAACATTGTTTTTCAGCGATTGTCTGATTTCGTCGCACTCGGAGTCGGTCAGAACATCCTCGTTACCGATGATAAGGTGTTCAACAGCCTTGCCTTCGTCACGGTCTATAATGTACTTGGCAAACCGTTCAGAGCCGGGATTTTCACCGCTCATTACACTCTCTGCCAGCTTCAAAGCTGATAGCTGAGACAATGTAAGTTTTTTGCGGTCAACCTTTTTGATTTCGTTCTCGGTCATCTGCATATACTTGCAGAAGTAAATCCACAACTGAGTCTTTCGCTTGGGCGGGCCGTTCGGATTACCACTTTCTCCCGGTTTGAATCTATTGCCTAAGTTATGCCCTTTCACGAACTGGCCTTTGGAATTTCTGCCTGGTTGTTTCTTTGGCTTTTTAGCCATCATTACTCCTGTTTTTCCTTGATTTTATATCCACATGGTTTATACTCAGATGGCTATATTTCCTCGGCCCCTGCTTTGACACAACCACCGATGGGCAGGGGTCTTTTTACTAACGTTTTTGCATAAAACCTGTCAGACCCTACCTGCACATCATATCGTTCAAAAAGTCCAAATGTTTTCTGCATTTTTGACCTCATAAGCGGCGATTTTCAAAACACAAAAACGTTAGGTTAAGCCGTTTCGCATATTGTTATTTTTCTGTAATGACGGCGCTGCCGTTCTCGGTTTGATTTTTGCCTTCGCCTTTCTGCACAAATATCACAATACATATGGTTCGGCTTTCTGTCATTCCCGCAACCTTCACTCCTGCATATCAGGGTGTTTCTTTCTTCGGCCTGTACCGGTTCGTTTTTCTTTCGATGGTAGTATTCTTTTCTCTGTATGCGTTTTCTGTCTGCTATACAGTCAGTACAATACTTTCGCCCCGGCTGTCTTTCTTTTCCGCACGTGCAGTAGTCTTTAAGCTTAAAGGTTCCGGCCTTTGTCGGTGGTCTTTTGAATCCGAAAGCATCATACAGAGAAAATCTGTCGGCCTTATCTTTGTGCCTGTCAAAGTGCGTTTTACAGATTTGTTCTCCAAGCCTTTGAGGAACAGAACGTGGACGCCAGCCCATATAGGTTGATTCTTCGCATTTCGGTACGTCACATATTCCGTAAGACATTTAATTTTGTCCTGTAATTACAAGGTCAACGTTTGTTTTGTCCGTTGCTTTGCCTTGTTTCTGTTCCGTAAACAGCGTTTTATCCATTTTCTTGTTTTTTACTTGCTTTAAGTTTCAATATCTGGCCTGCTTTTCTCTTTTTTTTCTCTCAAGAAAAGTCTCAAGCCCCATCCTTAAGGCTTCCCGCGAAAGCTGTTTGTTCCGGATAGTCATACTTTGCATAAAGCCTTCTTCATTGACACCGAGCGCCAGAAGTGCGTCTGCATACCTGTTGCACTTTTTAACGTCCTGCTGCTTCGCTGCGTACCAGAGACGGCTGTAATATTTACTCCTGACATTGGATAACGCGGCTCTGGCTGTTTTGTCGGCATCAACATTGTTCAACACGCAGGCTTGCACAATCTCTTTAACCAGCTTTTCGTTGTTCTTATCGAGAATATGGCTTGCCTTTGTGAGTTTCTCTGTCAGGCCGCCGCTGGCTATGGCGGCCTTTGCCTTGAATAATTCCTCAAACGCTTTAATCGCTTTCCAATGGGTCATACCTTTTCGAGATGGAAATGCCAGAAAAGCATTATTTCCGCTGAGAGAAAACGGCTTGAAGTTTTCCATAAGATGTTTGGAACGGGCGTAAACTTCCTGATAAAACTCCAAGTCCTCTTTGGCCCAGGGTTCGGGGAAGTTATGCCCTAAGTTGTATCCCGTACCCTGCTCGAACATTGTTCTGGCTACAGGTGAAAGTTTATTGCCGAAGGCTTTCAGTGGTGATGTTACCCACCGGACAAGCTCACGTCCGGCCTTGCCGAGTGTTATATATCGATGGGCGTAGTCTCCGCGCTGCTTCCAGTCTTTATTCCAGGGCAGCTTACGCCAGATATTAGTCCAGTCGATACTCAGCTTCTGACCTTTTTCATTATCCCAGGGGCCGCGTCCTGTGAAGGCGTAGCTTCCGGCTATAGTGAATCCGGCCATTGCCGATAGATACCAGAACCAATGGTGCAAACCTATCTTCCGCACAAAGGCTCGTCTGGCAGCGTCTTTTTCTCCGACACCCAACGGCCAGCGAGCGGTCTTAATCTGTGACCATGTCCAGTCAAGGGACATCATTAACTGAGTCCAGAACTGCCGGGTCTTTGGGTCTCTGAATATTGAGTTTAGCCATTCCTGCCCGCCGAAGTTGTCATTAACGTACTTTACGGCCAAATCCTTAACATCTTTAATCGGAAGGTTACTTTTCTGTGCGCCCTCGGATACGATTTTGTAGTAGGTGACAAGTTTGGCGCGTTGTACGTTGTCCCAGAGTAAATGCTGCATCCACGAATAAGTAGCTCTTAAGCCTTTGGCCGGAACGTATGGTATCCAGACGGCCTTACCTGCTATCGGTCTGCCCTGGATATTCTCTTTTAGGAAATCCTCTGTACCCTTTAGCATACGCTCCATTAAGTTAATGCCCTCTGTAGAGATGTATCCGGTCTGGCCGCCGTGTGCTATATAGTCTTCCATAAGCTCAGGAACTTTTTCCAGCTCCTTGCCGGCCTTTAAGGTGGTTATGTGCTCAGGCAGGAATCCAAACAGTTTCTTCTTTCCGAAGACCTGCGCCCTTTTACCGTAGTAACCACCGACAAAGGGCATTGCTCTTGGCCCCAGAGCGCCGACAGCAGAGAAAAATTCCTCTGCATGATGAAACGCAGAAAGTAAGGTCAACTGAAACGATTTCCAGACAGCGTTTAGTCCCTCGATGATACGAACAGGGGTATTAAATACTTTTCTTCCGAACATCGCATCAATGAACGGCTTTACGCGCGGATCAACTGCGACTCTGCCTTGAAACAACAGAATACCGCGCCCTGGCAATGGCACTGAATAGTTTTGTCTAATCGGCCAGTAATCGACAGTAGGCCAGTAGGGGTAGTCCTGCGGCTTCTGAAGGATACTAACTCCATCATCGTTTGTAATATTCGGTAGGATTCTCAGGAAAGCCTTATTGGTAGCCACACGATAGTTAATACCCGCCCACAATCTCAGACCATCACTCAGGGTCTTTGCTCTCGGCCTCAAACCGATTTCGACAGCCTTTGCCAAGTCAGGCAAGACTCTCTTTCTAGCCTGCGGTGATTTCTTTGCCCATCGGCTAATAGCGGTTTTATACTTTTCGCTCATAGGTGTCTGGTATGCGTGCAGAAAATAATCCTCGATGAATTTTATGTACTCGGCTATATCAGCGCCGCGAAGATATTTATTTACCGTCTGCCTTGCTTTCTCCTGGTATGCCCTGAATAAGTTAATGGCCTTCCGTTCGTCCGGGGTGATTCCGCTTTTGAGTATTTGTTCTTTCGTCTTGCCGGTCCAGGGATTCTTAGTGCCGTTCTCGGCTATAACCACAAGGTCAACCTGCCTGTCCTTATTGGGTACGAGCTTATCGATTCTCCGCGCTTCCGATTCAGCCCTCATCATCAGCAGTTTGTAATGGCGCGCAGCGGTAATGCCGAGGCTCTCGGCTGCCTTGATGTAACTTTCGCTCTGCATATCAATATGCAGCATCAACGGCGTAAACTCTTTGGGTACGGGAAAATCTTCTCTGATATGCTTTGCAACGGCAGGTTCTTCCGGGCCTGTGTATCTGGCTTCCTGCAATCTGGAAATGACCTCGAAAAGTTCAGGTTTTTCAGATAGATGTCTGGCGTCAACCATAAATTCCCTCTGACGACAATTATTTTTACCGTTCTTTCATAATCCTACGTCTATGTAATAACTCCTTCTGGGATGCCCCCTATAGGGGGCAAAATTTTGAAATCTACTTGACC